CACCGCGCCACGTTCCGCTAGGCACCCAAGTGCCTTCGTTTGCAGGGTCAGTGCGTGGCTTTCCGTCAGCGACTCCGCAACCGCCACCGCAGCAAGGACTGCAAGGAAAGAAAAACCCCAGCGGTATCGCCGCCAGTGCCGCCAACGCCGAGACGACAAACTCAAATAGTCCGTCAATCACGAAGAGCACTCCGCAGCAATCGCGTACCAGGCCGTTCCGTCCTTGGCAACGGCTACGTGCTTAAAAACGCTTGTTGCCGTGGATCCGCTGATTGTGGCGAAAACGTTGTAAGCGCTAACTGTGTTTGGCGTGGACGTTTGATTCAAAAACGTGACCACTTTTGTGGCGTCGATACTCCAGGAACCAGTGAAAGTGGCCATGCGAAACATTCGAGCCATGCCCGGCTGCGGATGATCAAACCTGATCCCCGGCTGGTCTCGGTTGCCGGCTTCGACAGTCCGCACGACCTTGGCGATCCGCTGGGCCGATTGCCTAGAGAACGTGACAGCCTTCGTGCTTGCCGCCTGCGAAGGGCCATTGTTAGAGGTCTGCTTCGCCACGTCACTCTCCGATTACGATTACTTGAAGAGTGCATGTAGTGGCGGCATTCGACGAATACGCTACATAGCCAACGCTCGGTGGCATTTTCAAAAGAATGCAGCCGCTCGGGCCAATTGTGCTGAATGTCTGCCTTGCTGGCCCGTATACGCATAAGACTGTTGCCAAGGCGTTTGTATTGCCACTGGTCTCTGTGATGAGACAGTGTGAAGCCTCGGCATTAGTGCCAAACGGCGCAGCAATTGCGACGGTTGTAGCATTATTGCCGGTCCCAACCCCGATGGACTTGCAGTCGGAAAAGACGCCTGCGACATCTGAAGTAGCGTTCGCGGAAACCTGGAACCGCAAGGTTGGCGGCGTCTGGGCCGCACCAGCGCTTGAGCAGAAATCAACATCAATCAGCGGGTCAGAGATTGGCGGCAGCTGCTTGTTGACGCTAAAGCCAAGCTGATAAGAAAACTCTGCCACGTTTTATTCTCCGACTATGACGACTTGGAGCGATGCGGTGGAGGACGTGTGAGTACTAACGGCATACATTTGGCCGTAGGAAAACGTAGGCCGTGGGAAGAACGCTGATTCACCAGATCGCATCGTGAAAATAGAAAGGGGATTGCCGTCAAGAATGTCCACGGACGCCGCCGGGTTTGTGCTGTTTTCCCGAAGGTAGACGTAGGTTGCGGAAGCATTCGTGCCAAACGGGGAAGACGCAATAATAGACACGCTGCCTGTGCCAATCGTGTAGCACTTCGCCTGCACGGCATTTGCCGCAGCAGTGCCCGATCCAGCCACGGCGATCTGCAGTAGCGGCTGGGCCACAGAGCTGCTTCCAGAACTGCAAAAACCTAGTGTGTATAAGTCGCTGGTGACAGTCGTGAGCGCCTTAGATACCCGGACGCTAATGTCGTAGCTGAAACTCATGATGTCGGTGTCCCAAAGTACGTTGCAAACGCCACCTCGCGCTGCACCTGGCGGACGAGAATGTCCGGCGCACCGGTCTTGAGCGTGCCGTCGGTGTTGAGTGGCTGCGGGTTAGACGACGGCACTTTGTCGCCACTGTCGGTGTCGATCACGTAGGACCGCTTCTTGATGCTGCCATCGAGATAGTTCCATCCAACGTCAGGCAGCTGCAAATCCCACCCGTCTGGTCGGAACTCTAGTGTTGTCTCGATCTGCCAGTAGCGTATCTCAACCTCATTCACGACCTCGACCGCCGGCTGCCCACTGATGCCGCTGCACTTCCATGTGTGGGCTGGGCCACCCAAGTAGGTGTCACTGTTCACGCTGTTGGTCACTGCCTGGGCAAGCGAGTAATCGAACGTCGGGCGGTTTGCAGAAATGGCAGCCTGAAGCGTACTGATGTCGGTGCTGGCCCCCTCAAAGAAATCCAGCGCGGAGTTCACCAATGCCTTGAGCGTGCCGCTGTCGTAGTAGTAGAGCGCGGGCACGGCCAGGCCGCCCGTGCTCCACCGCCAGATGTCGGCCCTGGCCAGCGGATTGGGGTCAAGATCCTGCTCGCTCTGACGTGGCAGCTCATAGTCCCAGGTCACCTCGTAGTGAAAGCGTGAGCCGCTGTAGTTGCCCACGGAGGTGTTCATGGCCCGGCAGTAGTACGCCTCCGGGTGCTGATCTAAAAACCGCACGCCACAAGCGTTGACGATAAAAGTCTGCGGCGTCGTGGGGTCGTCTACCTCGACGACCCACTTGCGCTGAAACTTAGGAGCCTCGCCAAAGCGTCTACTGGCCGACACGTCCGCACGCTCTACCACAGAGACAATTGCCATTAGGCAGCGCCTCCAAGAATTTCCACTTTCTCTTGCTGCAGAGCCCGCAGCTCGGCCTTCAACTCCTCGAGCTTCTGCGTCTGCTTGCGATACTCAGCGATCGCAGGGTCTTCTCGACCGGTTGCCAGGGCCAGGAACTGCGACATGCCCTGAGACGATCGCACGTCGTTGGCCTGGAGGGCTTCGTTAGACTTTTCGCCCAGCGCCTTGGCTCGCTCGCCTTCGATGCCGGCGATGTCGCCAGCCTTTGCGTCTACCTTGTCTTGGACGGCTGCTGCCTTTTCGGCACGCTTGGCCGCTTCTTCTTGCCGCTTTTTTGCCTCTTCGGAGTCTCGCTTAGCCTTGGCTTCTGCGGCGGCTGCTTCCTTGGCAGCCTTGGCCTCGGCCTCACGCTGCTTGCGGGCAGCCTCTCGCTCGGCTTTGGCCTCTGGCGTGTTGCGTTCACGGGCCGACCGTACAGCTCGTGACGCTGGCCCATCGGCAGCGGATTGATCTTCACCACCGAAAATCGCTCGCCCCGCAGCATCGGCTGCGTTGCTGCCAGCTTCCGTCATTTGTTGATAGTTGTTTCCTGCAGCTTCCATCGCATTCTGCTTGAGGTCTCTACCGAATTGCTCTAGGTCACTGCTAACCCAAGAGCCAAGACCCTCAAGAAAAGCACCTAAGGCAATCGCCAAAGCGTTGCCGATCAGTTCAAAGGCGTTAAACGCAGCACGCAGAGTTTCCGCAACAGCCACAAAAATGTTGCCAACAAAATCAAAGACCGCTCCGACATCTGCCATTGTCACGCCAAAGCCTTCAAAGCCTGCCACAGCGCTATCAAACACCTGGGCGAGGTAGTCCAGGATGTCGAACATGGCGTCCGTGATTGCGTTGGCGATCCCGGTGCCACCTTCACCAGACACGCTGTTAAATGATTCGACGAACGCCAAGAACTCTTCGGCCAATGCCGTCACCACCGGGGCAAGGTTGCCCACCACTTGGCCGATGATTCCTCAAACGTTGCCTGCACCATCGTCAGGGCGTCATTCATGCCCTCAATGGCTTCGGTCTGGTCTGCCGATAAGACAGCGCCCAGCCGTTCCATCCGGGCCTGCACCTCTTCTAGGTTCTGGGCCATCAACGGCAGCAACGCCACACCTTGCTCACCAAAGATACGCACAGCCGCAGCTGCTCGAGCGGCTGGATCTGGGATCGCGTTGATGGCTGCCGCAATCGCTTGGAATTGCTCGTCAGGGCTCATGCCGGCTAGGTCGTCGATCGACAGGCCGATGCCAGCCAGGGCCTCCATAGCCGGCTTCGCACCGCTTGCGGCCTGGCCCAGCGTGATGGACATCTTCTGCAGCACGGGCGTGAGATCTGAGACGCCAGCCATCTGGGCGGCCATCTGCAGCCCCTGCAGCGCTTCGACAGACATGCCCAGCCGGGCCGCCAGCTTGCCCGATGCGTCTGCCGTCTGCCGAATGCTCGACACGTACCCGGCCACAGCGCTAGACGCACTGCGGAACGCATTCGCCGCAGCCATTGCCCCTTTCACCAGTACGGCACCGATGGCAATGTTCTTCAGCGTGTTTACGTCCCTGGCAGTTTTGGCGGCCTGCTTGCCCATCTTGTCCATGGCACCGGCTGCCTGGTTGGCACCAGACACAACGCCACCGGCGCTCATGCTTGCCCGCATCGCCAGTGCTAGAGTCGTTGCCATACGTCACTTATGTAGCTTTGACAGTTCCGCTTCGATCTGATCCGCCGTCATCGGCGGCCGCTCAATCGGCATGAAATCATCTTCCCGTGGCGTCCGGCCTCGTCCGCAATGCGGTGCCAGCGTTGCCGCCACTACTCGAGCTGTCTGCCGCCACTCGCCTCCCAAGGGATTCACAAACCGATGCAATGCCAGCCACTTCTTGTACTCGGCCACGTCCATGCGTTGGCCTAGTTCCCGCAACGTCATTCCGAGATGACCGGCCAGCAGGAGCGGAAACGCATCCAGCGGCCGGTCCACTAGTTTTTTCCTATGTCCTCGATTTCCTTTTCGTCCAAGTCGTTGTGGCGCTGGGCAACTTTGAACAGCCGCGCGCCGATCGTGCCGCTGATCTTCTTGAGCTGGTCGCTGGTAAACAGTTCCCTGCCTTCAGCGTCTACCAGGCACTTCGACAGATAGCGGGTTCGGTAGTCGTCCACACCCTCGCCCTTGCTGCGAAGGCAGGCCAGCTCCCACGCTTGCAGTTCGCCCAGAGGTAGCGAGCGGATATACACGTCACACTTCCACTCAGGCACGTAGACCTTGAGTGATTGCGATTGATCAGCGGCCAGAATGTCGTCGGCGAGACTCATGCGTACTCCTGCTAGACATTGACACTGCCGGAGAGTCGGAATACGGCCCGATACTCCTGCAACTCTCCCACACTAGCACTCCAGGCAAATTGCTCAAGAAACGCCACCGAGGCCGAAAGAATTTCAGAACCACCACGCGCGATGCTGAGCGCCTGCGGCGCACCAAACGTGGCACCAGTAAGGTTGCCCTTTGTTCGCATCGTCACGGTCACGGTGCCGGGATCAATGTCGTGAGGCCGGTAGTCTCGCACCTTGAGCGAGTTCAGCCGTGAAGTTGTTTCGACGAACTGGGACGACGCACCGTCGATAGACAGTGAAACAACCTCCGCTTGGCTGCTGCCAGCCCACGTGAGTGTTACGCCCTGGGAATCAGTAGCCACGACGATCTCCCGTCGTTACTACGAACTGGGGATAATTTTAAATGTGAGGCTCTGCCGCACCAGTTCGCCAACGGAATATGCAACGTTGGAAGACTGCACGGTAGCGGCGTATGTGAAGGCAGCAAAAGTCAGCGTTCCAGTAGCTCCTGGAACCAAAAGCGTCGTCCCAAGAGCCTCACAGGACAGCTCGTTTTCCGACAGCAACGCAGGCTTTTGAAATAATCGATACGACCCGCTATCCAATCCTAGGTGCGAAGCATCTAGAACGTCTGCGCTAAGGTTGATATTAACGCTCGTGACCGTGAGCGTAGAGCTACCAAAAACAAAATTATTGCCCTGCGAGTCGGTGGCCATGTGGCTCTCCTAGTGTGTCGTGGGCTGTGCCCACCTGTTTTTTACACGGACGGACGGTAATCCTTGCAGTTCAGGGCCGGCGGCCTTTGGCTGCTCGAGCGGCTAGGAACTTGGGCAGCTGCTTTAAGGCGTTCTCGTACGCCTTCGCCATTTCTTTTTCTAGGTTTGCCTTTACCTGGCTTTCGGCGGCCTTGGACGCCTTTTCAATAGGTGCCAAGGCAGGCATGATGCCACGGTAGGCTCCGGCCTTGGTCAGTCTGGGCTTGGTTCCAAACTCGACCAGGAACTGGTGCTGCGTCTTGTCGGCCGGTCGGTTGCGGCGCTTAGTGCCAGACTTGGGCGGCTTCGATGAATTCGGCTTGCGGTAGCCCACGATCGCCACGGCGGCCTTGGTCTTTGGGTATCGCTTGGCTTTGGTGGCGATGCCTCGCTTGAGGTTGCCCGTCGGCCCCACCGGGGTGATCTGCTTGAGCTTTTCCTGGGCAGGCTGCAGGGCTTTCTTGACTGCCGTTCCGATCGCCGCAGACGCCAGCGACGCCGGCAGCGCCCGGAACTTGTCCGCCAGCCCTGGAATGTCGGGAAACTCAAAGCTGATCCCCGGGCGTGCCATCAGGTCGCCTCGTTGATGCGAAACTCAAACGACTGCTGCACCGAGTAGTACGGCAGCATTTGGTCGTCCTGTGGCAATTCCACGCCGTCGGCCTCGCTGGTCAGGGTAGTCCGCTGAATCGTCACGCTGGCCGTGGTGCCGGTCCAGTTGTCTACGGCCAGCCGGACGGCGCGGGCGATGTTCTTCACCGAGGTGTAAGACGTGCCGTACGTGGTCAGCTGTAGCGTGATCACCGGGTTGCCGACATTGCCCATTAGGCTCTGCGGCCTGTCCACGGCCGTGCGCTGGTAAATAATCAGCGGCATCGGTGTCCCGGACGGCGCAAGCATCGGGAAGATCCTGGTTCCGATCTGGCTGCTGACGGCAGTCTGGCCAGTCAGCCGACCAAACAAGAACGCTTCTGGTGCTTCGACTAGGCTCATGTTTCGGCCTTCTCTGTGCAGGCGAGCTCGACATACCACACCCGGTCGTATTCGTTGATCGAGCCGATTTCCAGCGTCCGGCTTCGGTAGATCACCCGCATCGTGGTGTTGAGTCCCGGCAGTGCCCGGATCGTCACCATGTGGCCGGCGAAGCCCACCACCTGGCCGTACCGCTCGGCCTCCCGGCCCGACATCGAACGCACCTTGGCCCAGACCGTGGCGAACGTCGAGTACGTCAGCGTGGCCTCGCCCACCTCGTTCTGGGTGTCGGTTGGCTGCTGGATTTCAACTCGCTCGGTGAGTTCGCCGGCAGAAATCATCGGTACGATCCCCAGGGAGAGTTTCGAGCAACGCTTTCACGCCCATTGGCACTTCAGTCAAGGCCACCTCGGTAGTCTGCTCACGGTTTTTCCACAAATGGGCCACGATCATCAAAATCGCCGACTTGGCTGCACCTGGGACGCTGCTGCCGTCAGCCGAGTATCCAGCCCAGTACGTAACGGTCGTGCTGTTGAAGTCGAGTAGGTGCGAGGGCCACGTTTGGCCGTAGAGCGGCCGACAGACACCGGGCGTACTCAGACGGTCCACCCGGAACTGCGTGGCGTCTAGCGTCGTCGTGGAGGCCTCAGCGGTGGGTGTGTACGCAATCGTGATGGCGGTGGCTGTGCCCGACTGCACCATTGGCGGTCGCTGCAGCTCGAGGTCGAGGTTAGGCACGACGCTTTGACGGCCAGCGATGTTGTTGCCGTCGGACTTCAACCCAAACTGCACCGGGCTGCCGACGTTGCCGTAGAAAGAATCAACCGACATTTTCCACTGGGTGTGGCACCACGTCCGGTCGCAGTAGTCCTCGGCCCAGCGGGTCGCCGTTGTGACCAGCGACGAAATCAACGTGTCTTCGTCGTTTGCGTCGATCCGCAGGTGGGCCTTGGCCTCGCTTAGAGTCACTGGGTTTACCGCCGGCTCGGTGACACGTACCAGACTGCGATACCTCATTTCCGCCGCCTCCTACGTGGTGCGTCTGCCGTCTCGGCTCGCCGCTCGACTGTCGCTTCTTCGATCAGCCGCTGCTCTTGCTCGACCGGCGCGACCACGCCGGCCAGCACCCAACTCTTGGCCGGTCCTCGGTCCATCTCAATTACGTCGCCCCGGCGATACGCTCGGAACGGCCGTAGGAAGGTCACTTTGATCCGGTCGCTCATGTGCTCGATTCTCCGTGCTCAACTGATCCCCAAGCCTCTGCCGGCCGCCGTCCACCGCTGTTCCAGTAGTGGCTGGGCGCCTGATAGACGGGCTTGAGGTCCCGCCCTGGCCACGTGATCTTGAGCTCTGCGTGACCGATTGCCACCTGGGGGGCGATGCCCAACTTGTTGCCGGCCGCCCGGAACTGCCGCCAGAAATGGATATCTGGATCTACACGGTGGTCTTCGCCGTCGGCGGCGTCGCCCCAGTGCCCGTCTGCCTTTGGCGTACCAAGAAACCACGGGGCTGTGGTTTTCTTCAGTGCCGACGACCTGATCAGCGTCAGCCCGAAGTGGGCGGTCTCCACCGGTTGGATGACAGCCTCAAACCAAGTATTGGGCAGCTCGACCAGGCCGATCTTGTGGCCGTGCCCCTCGGGCGTAAACATTGGCACCCCGTCGTCCCGCTTGGTCTGCAGCGGTGCCACAGCGTCGTACCCGCTCACGAGCGCGGCCGTCATTAGCCTAGTAACCGCCTCGGCCTCAAATACGCTGTCGTAATCCACCGTCAGGATCCAGTCCGTTCTGTCGATCATGTCGAGCAGGACACGATCCAAGCATTGATCCCAAAACGCTCCGGTGAATTTCGTGGGCCTCATGCCCAGCGGCAGCAAGGCCTGCGAGACGCAGAACATGTTGTCTGAAAACGTAAGACGAGGGACGCTGAAAGCGGCCTCTACGTTTACGTCATGCTCGACATTGCCAATGCGTACTTTCATGCTGTCTCCACAAAACGCCAAACGGGCGGCCGGGCGACAGCCCAGCCGCCCGCTCTTGGGCGTTTTACTCTGCTTGTCCAGCTCAAAGGCTAGCGACGTTGTTGACGCCAACCTCGGCAGCCGTCACACCAGCCACCTCGGCCTTGCTGAGCAGGGCGCTGGTCACGACGGCAACCGTGTTGCCTGGGCTGGTCACAACCGTCAGGAACCGCTTGCGGCCCCTCAGGTCGACGTTGAAGCGAGCCACCGCACCGACTGCAGCGCCGGTCGTGGAACCAGCTCCCGCAGTGATAGCGAGGCCGGTCACGTCGGTCTGGCCCGTGGCCGTCACGTCGTGCTCCTGCACCTTGCAAACGCTGGCGTAGGTGCCGGTTGCAGCGGTGAAGGGGCTGTAAATCACGTCGATCGTGGCAAACTTAAAGCCTGCTGTGTCGATCTCGTGCGAGTGCGTAGCGCTGGCGGCCACGCTTGCAGCCGCCTTCGTCACGCTCTTGCTGCCAGATTCGTTCATGTTGCTATCGCTCCGGGGAGGTTAGTGATTAGGCCAGCTTGAGCGCCACGACCGGGCCAGCGTCGCTGGTGTCGCCGAGGGAATGGTGGTTAATGTCCAGCCTCTGGATGGCCCTGAAGGCCGTCTGATCTGCCTCGAAATACCGTTCGGTGCTGGACGCAACCTGCATGTCGCTCTTGGTGGCCATGATGCTCGACAGCGACAGGTCGCCGACGTAGGCAGCGATCTCGCCAGTAGCCGGTGCCGGATCCATCTTGAGCACCCACACGACCGGCAGGCCGAGGAACGTGTTAGGCGTTCCCTGCGCGAGGTTGGCGGCGGTGTTGCCACCGGACAGGGCACCGATGGTGCCAGAGCCAGCCGTGCCGCTGGACAGCATCATCCGCTGCACGCTGTTGTGGTACACGCTGGGGTGCATGTAGAACGCCGACGTTCCGATGGCGTACCGGGGCAGAGCCGCCAGAGCCTTCAGGTAGTCGTCGATGTCAAGGGCAGCCACGCTGGTGTTGCTGGCCGCAGCACTCACGACGCTCGCAGTGTGCGTGCCGTCGTCGATCTGCACCAGCCCGTTGATTCCACCGTAGCTGGAAGTGCCCGTCCCGTTGAAGAAGGCGTCGTCGATCCGGGACGCCATCTCCGTTGCGTACTCCTGGGCAAGCCAATCGGCGACAGAAATAGCGTTGTCGGCGAGCAGCTCGTTCGACACCTTCGTGGCGATCGCCAGCTTCTTAGCCACGAGCTGCACCATCGTGGCAGTCGGGTCGCTGGTCTGGATGGTCGTGTTTTCGCCGATCCAGTAGCCGGTCACGCCAGTGAGCCGCTTGGGCACCAGGAGCGTGTCCGAGGACATCGTCACCCGCTGGGCGAGCGACATCGACACCCCGAAGGTCTCGACAAGCCGGATGATCGTGTTAGAGAAATCCTGGAAAACCAAGCTTCCGCCGAGGCTCTGCACCTGGCCGCCCAGGTCTCGGTATTCGGTGCCGAGGTTGTCACGGCACCACTGGCGAGCAGAGGGGTCGCCGAAGTGGGCCTTGAGCCACTGGCCGCATCGGTGCGCGACTTCGGGCGACTCAAACGCCCGCAGCCGGCCACGGTAGGCAACCGGCTCGATCCGGGCCTTCTCCGCAACCTCAACCGCCGGGGAAGCGCGGTTTAGCACCTTCATCAGCTCGGCCTTCTTGGCTTGGCGGCTCTCTTCCTTGGCGATCGCCGACTTGATCCGCTCGGCCTTGGCAAGCAGTTCGTCGTAGCGGGCCTGACGCGCCTCGGACGCAGCCACGGCGGAACGCTCGCCCTCGGTGACGGGCTCGTCGCCTTCCATCGCCGTCTCGGGCTCCTGCTCCTCGAGCATCCCCATTTCGGCCAGAGTGGTGGCGAGTTCGTCAAGAAGCTCTTTAACGCGGCTGGCCATGTGGATGGCTCCTGTGTGTGCGGTAGGTGGTTGACCTATTCGCACGGTACGGAGCAAAGGGGCCTGCTTGCAGTTGCCAGATACCTAACTAGGTAATGACCGCCGGCGGATCTCGCACGACTTCACGACGTGCTTGTCCGTGCGCCGACACGCAGCGCAGCGCAGATAGCGAATGCACACGCCCCCACGGTCCACCGATGCGTACACGCCCAGTCTCGCTGAGCGGCAATGCTGGCAAACGTCACCCGACTTTGCGGCCATGCTGCCTCAAGAAACGACGAATCGCCTTCTCGGTCCGCGCATCCCGTCGAAGTGCCGGCAGCTTCAGCGCCGGTCGGTGCGTCTGTAAATGCTTTTCCAGAGAACGAACTGCCACGGAAGTGTCGATGTAGGCCGGCGTCAGGACCGGGCCAACGTCATACAAGCCGTCAATGGCCCGAATGAACCGCAGGTGCTTCCCGCTGTCGTCGGTTGTCCACTCGTCGCCGTCCCGGGCCACGGTGAAGGCGAACGAACTGCCGAACAGGTCACCACGCTGGATCAATTCGATCACGTCCTGGCGGGTGGTCGGCGGGTCGATCTCATAGGCCAGGCCGTCGGCGGTGGCCGCCAGCCGCAACGTGCCGGCTCGCTCGGTGCCCAGGACGTAGTTGCTCTCGTGGTTGTACAGGCCGACGACGTTGCGCCCCTCGGACTGCAACACAGCGT